TAACAATACCTGTAACTGTAACAAAAGCATCATAAAAAATAATACAAAAATATGTCAACATTTAATCGTTTAATACCTGAAGATTTTGTAGTAAGTTCTGATTCAATCACGGCTACATTATGGTCAGGTGGAGCAGTAGCTTTAACAAATTTTTATACCTCATCAAATCAAGAAGCTGGATCATCAGGAGATTTTTATTTAAATATTTATCAATCTGATCCTATTTCTGCTACGGATGCGGAAGTACAATTTGCTATTGCTTATGGAAATAAACAGGGTAGTGGAAGTTCATGGTATAATGGGGCTGTACCTGGTGCTTCTCCAACTAGAACTACTTATGGTCAGTACAGAACATTAATTTTAGGAGATGAAAACTCAGATTTTGTTTTTGGAAATATTACATCATCTGATTTTTGGGCACTTTCAATTGATAGAACTCGTTATAAACAATCTCTATTCCCAGGCTCAATGACATTATTACTTTCAGGATCAGGAGGAGTAATATCATTAACTGACAATAGTAATTATGTTAGTTCTATTGTATTTAATGATGCAGGAAGAGTTTACCAATTAGTTAGTGGTTCAGCAGGAACTCTTTATTCAGGTTCAGGAACAGATGCAAATGGGTTTAGCCCTTCATCTGGTTCATACGGATATTTTCTTCCAGATATTGGAACAATTTTATTAAATCCATTAGCTTTATCTCAATCTATTAATTTAGAACCTAGTAGATCTTCAAATTCAGATGGATTAAATTATCAAAGATTATATAATGCTATTAGTTCATCAGCTACTTCATCTTTTAGATTAAACAGTCAAGAAACAATATCCTCAGATTATATATTCATTAGAGCTAGGAATGCTGAATTTAACTACTCAGAAAATCCAAGTTACATCTCAGGAAGTACAGGTGAGGTAATTTATAATTCATTTATAAACAATCCACAAACATTTCCTACAACAATTGGTTTATATAACGATAATAATGAATTATTGGCTGTTGCTAAACTTTCAAGACCACTATTAAAAGATTTTACAAAAGAAGCATTAGTGAGAGTTAAATTAGATTTCTAAAATCAATGAGCGCTTACAAGCAACTTCTAACTTCTGATATAATTGTTACTCCATTTGAGGTAAATAAAGAATTTACCTTTTATGGGGGTAATTCTCTAATTAATCCAAACGTAGGAATAGATAGATTATTAGGTCAAAACATAGTTGGAACTTTATTTAATCCATTATCAGATCCTACTACAGGAAATTTAGGAACCCAATATCAAAGATTAGTTTACAATTCAATTAAAGAGCTCTATTATTCAAATTATTTGAGTTCTAGTTATGGAGATGCAGTCAATCAACCAGTTTTGATTCCTGGTAGAGATGAGGAAGGAAATCGATTTGTGGGTTCTACAATGAACCCACAATTCGATAACTACTTACAAACCACTCTTACTTATCCAAAATTCTTTCCTACCTCATCAGGTAATTATATAGGAGTTATTTCTATTCCTGCTCGTTTGTTTGGAGATTACATTAAACCAAATACATTTAGATTTAATGCAGGAGCAAATTATTTAATAGATGATGGAGAAGGAAATGTATTAACCAATGGAGGAGAAATAATAGGAAATATATTTTATCCTCATGGGATTATTACTATAACTTCTGCTTCTTTTGGTACTATAAATTCATTTGTATCAAATACTGATATAACTTGTTCATTTAGTAGTTCATATAAAATATATGAAACACAATATAAATGTACAATTAGAGAAAATGAATATAATTTATCCTTAAACCCAAGTTTAATATCAGGTAGTAATTCAGCTAGTTTAGGTATCCCATATGGATTTATAACTGAATCATATTTTTCTCCTTATATCACCACAGTTGGATTATATGATGAAGCACAAAACCTATTAGCAATAGGTAAATTGGCTCAACCATTACCTTCTTCACCAACAACAGATACAACAATATTGATTAATATAGATAGATAAATGTGGTTATATAAAGACAAAGTTATAGAAAATACAGAAGACATTCCTAAAAACACATTTGGTTTTATATATGTAACAACCCATATACCAACAGGTATATCTTATATAGGTAAGAAATCTTTAATTCACAATGTAAAGAAAAAACTTACTAAAAAAGAATTAATCGAACAAACAGGTCCTGGTCGTAAACCAACTAGTAAAGTTGTCCAAAAGGAATCAGATTGGAAAACATATTATGGTTCCGCAAAACCAATACTCGAGCTGTTAAAAGCAGGAAAGCACTCAGAATTTACACGCGAAATACTACAGTTTGTTCCTAATAAAAAGTTATTAACATATTATGAGTGCAAGTATTTATTTAAATATAGCGTGTTAGAACATTCCAATAAATATTTTAATGACAACATTTTAGGAAAATTTTTCACAAAAGACTTTTTAAACTAGGATATCCAAGATGTCTTTCATATATTAAATAAGTTATGGGAAATAATGCGTTAACATATTTGATTGATTCAATTTTAGGTAAAAGTAAATCCACATCTAAAGGTAATAGAGCATATCATTGCCCTGAATGTAAACATCATAAGTTAAAACTTGAAATTAATTTAGATGAAACCTCCCCACACTTTCAATCATACAATTGTTGGACGTGTGGTTTTAAAGGTAAAAAATTAACAACCCTGTTTAAAAAAATAGAGGCGGATTTCGATAAAGTAAATCAATTAAAATTATTAGTTAAATCCATTCCAAAAGATTTTGAAGGAAAAATAATTGAAACTAAAAAAATAACACTACCTAAAGAATTTATTTCATTGATTAATCCTCCAAGTAGTTTAACAGCTAAACATGCTTTACATTATTTAAAAACTCGAAATATAACTCAAGAAGATATTATTAAGTATAATATAGGGTATTGTGAGTTTGGGAATTATTCAAACATGATCATTATCCCATCATATGATTCGGAAGGAAATTTAAATTATTTCACTTCCAGAAATTTTAATAAAAATTCCTCAATTAAATACAAAAACCCAGATATATCAAGAGATATAATTGGGTTAGAACTTTTTATAAATTGGAATACACCTATTACATTGTGTGAGGGAATGTTTGATGCTATTGCTATTAAACGGAATGTTATTCCATTACTTGGAAAAACTATTCAAAATAGTTTAATGAAAAAACTAATCAATTCCTCAGTACAAAAAATATATATTGCATTAGATAAAGACGCCATTAAACAAGCGTTAAATTTTTGTGAAACATTAATGAATGAAGGTAAAGAAGTTTATTTAGTTAATATTGACGATAAGGATCCAAGTGATATGGGATTTGTTAAGTTTACTAACCTAATTCAAAACACGTTTCCTTTAACCTTCTCAAACTTACTTGAGAAAAAATTACAAATTATATGAGCAAAATTAAGCATTCATATGATCGAATTTTAGAAATATCTGACGACCATAAACAAATTACATTGCCTGATTCCAGGTATTACAGACGAAATGGTGAATATTACCCTTCAGTAACATATGTATTAAACTTATATCCTAAAGGGAAATTTTTTGAAGACTGGTTAAAAAAAGTAGGTTATGCTTCTGAATATATCGTTAAAAAAGCATCTGAAGAAGGTACTCAAGTACATGAATTATGTGAAGCATATTTAAATGGTGAAGAATTATATTTTCTATCTCACTCAGGAAAACCCCAACATCATCCAGATGTATGGCAAATGTTTTTACGTTTTGTAGATTTTTGGGAAGAATTCACTCCAAAATTAATTGAAACCGAAGTACATTTATTTTCAGATGAACTTAAAGTAGCAGGAACCTGCGATTTAATTGTTGAAATAAACGATAAATTATGGTTGTTAGACATTAAAACATCTAACCAAATGCATTCAACTTATGAACTTCAAACCGCGGTTTATGGTCAATGTTATCAAGAATGCTATAATAAAAAGGTAGATCATTATGGAATATTATGGTTGAAATCATCCAAACGTAAATCATCAAAAGGTAAAATGCAAGGCAAAGGATGGGAAATTTTAGAATCAGAAAGAACATTTGAAGAAAACATTGATATCTTCAAAACTATTAAAAAACTATTTGATTTAGAAAATCCTACAGCCTCTCCATCATTCGAGTCATTTAGAACTACTGTAAAACGAAAAGATCTATAATATTTATAATGAGAGAGAATTGGGATTCCTAAATTCTTTTTTGTATATTAATATTATGATAAAACTTACTCAACTATTACAAGAAGCACTTTCTAAACCCAAAGCCATAATCATGGCGGGAGGTGCTTCAGTAGGTAAATCCACGGTACTTAAATCTATTGATCCTATAGTTAAAGATTTTGACAATCTAAACGCAGATAAATATGTTGAAGATAAAGATTCTCCAATGTATAGAAATTTATCTGCTGCATCTACTCAAATTAGAAAAAAAGATTTACCAAACGCTATAAAAAATCAAAAAAATCTTATTTACGACACTACGGCCTCTAATTTATCTACTTTACAACCAATTCTAGATGAATTAAATAGTAATGGGTATGAAACCATGATGATTATGGTTTATGCCCATCCTGTTGTTTCATTTCTAAGAAATTTTAAACGTGAACGTAAAGTACCAGCTGTAGGTGTTTTAGGAACATGGGCTAATGTGTATAACTTATTAGACGAATATAAAAATATATTTGGTGATAAATTTATATTGGTAAATTCTCCATCTGGACCTGAAGAACAAAAAGAAATAGCCAATTTTGAAAAAGCATACCAAGATGGCAAACTATCAGAATACTTTAATAGTTTATTATCTACAGGAGAATTCGCTTCTACTTTTAAAAAAGATGATACAACTCTATCTCCTGAAGAAAAAGAAAAAAGAGAAAAACAAAGAGAAAATACTCGTAAAACATTAGAAAAAAATATTGAAAAAATTTCTACCACATATGGAGATATTCAATCTAAATTAGACCCAATTGATAGTAAAGAGTTGCCTAATATTGTTAAAAACTTTGTTAAATGAATTTTTTAGTTAGAGAACTTATACAACCTATATTAGAGGACTTTCAAATTGAAATGCCCCAATCTAATGAGGTAGTAGCTTTGTTTGGTGGTGGATTTAAACCACCCACAAAAGGACATTTTGATGTTGTTAAACAAACACTTGAAAACCACCCAAATATAACTGAATTTCAAATAGCAATAGGAGGAGGTACTCGAGACGGTATCACTCCTGAAATGTCTATGAAAATCTGGGAAATATACAAACCATTACTTTCAGATAAAGTAAAGTTAATTTCAACTTCATCTCCACTTACATATATTAAAGACTATATCAAGGAAAACTCAGATACAGAAATATATGCTGTGGTGGGTGCTAGAGAGGGAGATGAACAAGATGCTAAAGATTTTGAACAACGTAAAACTCTATATAAAAAATACGGAAATAAAGTTACTGTTTTAAAATCAGAAGCCGAAAACAGCATTAGTGGAACTAAAGCACGTAAGGCACTATCTGATAATAATTTTGAGGAATTTATAAAATATTTACCTAGTGAATTAGATTCTGATACCCAACAACAAGTATGGAGCATTTTAGGTAAAGAAAAAATAGAGGAAATGTCTCAAATGGCTATCCAATCAGTTGAAGATTTTGCGGATAAAGAATTAAACCCACTAGACATAGAATTTACCAGTCATTTCTTTGATAGATTAGTAGATCCTAGAAACATTAAGCCTATTTCATCAGCTGAACTTATTGGGTTTTTTAAACGCTTAGCTAAAAAGAAAAAACAATTATTTGATTTTCTTTCTAAATATAAAGAAATAGTAGCCACAGATAATCGTACAGATATTAATATACCACTGGTTAAGCAAGCAAATACTGCTATTGCTAAAACTATAATGCGTAAAAAAGATTTCAAAACACCTGATCCTAAAATTGAATTTAGTGAGAGTTTAAATGAAAGTGTAAACGATTCATTTGATGATTCTTTAAATTCATTAATCAGATATATGGTTGATCAAGGTATGGATATTCAACCATTACCTACATTAAAAATCATAGACAACGATGTAGAAAACGCTAATAACGTTTTAGGTAAAACAGCGTACTACGATCCAAATAATTGTTCTATAACGCTTTATACGCTGAATAGACATCCAAAAGATATATTACGTTCATTTTCTCATGAAATGATTCATCGTATTCAAGATAATGAAGGTAGATTAAATAATGTAACTACTAATGATACTAATGAAGATGGAGATTTACCTGAATTAGAAAGAGAAGCATATTTAAAAGGAAACATGACATTTAGAAATTGGGAAGATTCAATTAAAAATCAAAAATATATTAGAGAATATAAAGAGTATGCTTTAAATGAACTATTTGAAAAAGACTTACCTAATATAGAAAAATTAAATAGTGTAGAGTATTTAGTAAGCAATGGAGATGATATTGAAGCAAAATATTATTTTAGATTAGATGAACCTGATTTAAATAAATGGTCAATACATTGGAATTTTACAAATAATAACAAAAATACATCTCCTGAGGCTTGGAAACAAATAACTACTACCTCATTTAAAATATTAAAAGATTTTATAAATAATAAAAAACCAAACTACATTTCTCTCTCAGGGAATGAAAATAAAAGTGGTAAAAATGCTAAACTAAACATATATAAATCTAAATCATTTTTAGAAAAACTTGAAAATATATTTAATAATCAATATTTAATTAAAAATGATGATGAATCTATGGTTTTAATGAAATCAATAGAAGAAGCATATAAGTATGCCATAAATGAAAGTGTTAAGTATGGTGGAGAAAAATATGAAGATGTTTTATATTATTGGCAAAATTTAGATATAAATTCTAAAAGTAAAATAGAACGTTGGAATGCCACTAAACGTAAAGTGAAAAGAGAAGTTTTACAAGAAATTTACCAAATTAAATGAAATATAAATTAACAGACATATATAAGCAAATTAGGGAAGAGGAAACAGCTGCCCAAGTAGCACAATATAAAATATTTTGTGATATGGATGGCGTGTTATGTGATTTTGATAGACGATTTGAACAATTTGGAGGAATGTCTCCTAAAGAATACGAATCAAAATATGGCATTAAAGAATTTTGGGAACTTATAGATAAAAAAATAGGTGTTCAATTTTGGTCTAAAATGCCATGGATGTCTGATGGTAAACAACTTTGGGACTATATTAAAAAATATAACCCATCTTTACTCTCAGCTCCTTCTAGAGAAGCATCTTCTCGCTATGGAAAACATTTGTGGGTAAAAGAAAATATACCTGGGACTAAATTAATTTTAGCAAATAGAGAAAAGAAAAAAAATTATTCTGGAAAAAATCGAATACTTATCGACGATCGCCCTGATAATATTAATGAATGGAAGGCCACAGGAGGTATAGGTATTTTACATACTTCAACATCAAATACAATTAACGAATTAAAGCAACTAGGATTATGAAATATCAGTACAAATTGGTAAAAGAAAATGAAGGTGAAGAAGAAGTTAGTGGGTTAAAAGGTATACAATCTCAAAATGAATTAGTATTAACAGCCTTAGAAGGACGTACTGCTAAAGAACTTCTTGATATTATCAATGATCCTGCTAACCTGGATAAAGTATATGCTAAAGAAGCTTCTGGACTAAAAGATATCAAAATTAAAGTATTTGGTGATATGCCTAATGCTCGTTATAAATTAAGTGATAACATTGCTATATATAAGGAAAATGGTACTTCTCTTTATTCTAAAATAGAAAATGCAGTTGGTGCAAAATTTGATAGAAAAGGAGCCGAAATTAACAAAGACAAAGCCGGTAACATTCGGTTTATTTTTCCTAAAAATAGTAAATATAATGTAGATTTAGTAGAAAAATATTTTAACAGTATGGATAGTGGTGAAAAATCTAGAAAAGCAGATTTACGACCTAAAGAAATAGATGAACTTACATTAAGATTTCCATTAAGTGATGGTCCAACTCTTAGAAAAATATTAGATAATGCAAATTTAGAATCAGGTAAAGATTATAAATTAAGTAAACAAGAAGCAATACAAGAAAATTTACGTACTTTAGTTAAAAAAGAAATATTAAAGTTTTATAAAAAATAATTTATGTCAGAAAACGTTTTAAAAAAAGATTTCAAACAAAAGGATGTTCAACGTCTTCGTAATCTTGTTCAAGGCAAGTACGGAGAAAGGACTACTGTGGGGATTGGTTATGAAAAGAAAAAAAGTTTTCATGATGAGGGAGATGTGTGGGAAGAAGATGGTAGGCAATGGACTATCAAAAATGGCATTAAACAAAATCTTACTAAATTAGACAAAGCAAAGCACTCAGTGACTTTGCCACTTTTCTGCCCTTGTTGCTCTAATTTAATGAAAAATAAATTCGATAAATTATTTTACATTCAATATAATAGATGCTTTAATTGTCAAATTGACTTTGAAACAGATATTCGCAAAATGGGATTATGGGAAGAATATGAAAAAAATATCATCAATTCAGATGTAGATCATCTTATTAAAGATTATAATACATGGATGGATGAAGTTATCAATGGTTCAAATGAAAGTTTTATTACTGAAGCCGGAGATATTGAAAAATGGGATGGCTCAGCAAAGAAAAAGTTGTTAGAAAGTAAAGAAGAAACAATTAAATATTTGCAAACCTTAAAACGATGAAGTCATGCCTCCAATTCCAATTTACATAACAGTTGTAACAGCACTAATAACAGCGATTTTTGGTCCTATTATTGTAGAATGGGTAAAATCTAAATTTATTTTTCCCCATAAAGACGCATTAGGAGAATCTATTAATACAGATGAAAAAGTTGATCATCAACTAGAAATATTAATAAAAGAACTAAAAAGTGATAGAATATGTATTGCTCAATTCCATAATGGAGGACATTTCTACCCTACAGGAAAATCAATTAAGAAGTTTAGTATTTTTTATGAACGAACTACAGACAAAACATCTTCTATAAAAGATACTTTCCAAAATATTCCTGTATCTTTATTTCCTAAAGCATTTTCTTTAATATATAAAGATGGAGAAATAATAATTCCTGATACTAAAGAAAATTATTTGGATTGTGGTTTATTTCAAATTCAAGGAAAAAATTATAAAACTAAATCATTCTATGTTTTTTCAATAAAAGATATAAATAATAATTTTATAGGTTCTTTAACTATTTCATATTATACTAGAAAACATTCTTTTACTCAAGAGGAATGGATATTAATAAGACAAAAAATAGGTGTAATAGGAGCAATTTTAACTGACTACTTGCACGGAAAAAGATAAACACAATATTTATAATAAAATACAAAGATGAAAGAATTTGAAAGAATGCAGAAGTTAGCTTTTGGCAACACAATTCCAGCATTAAAACATATTGAAAATCAACCAGTTTCTTTAACTGAAAATGCACTTAAAGCTAAAATTAAAGAACTAGTACATTCATCTTTAGGTGAAGCTAAGAAAAAGAAAAAAGAAGAAGATGTAGCTCCCCAAGAAGATGTAAATATAGAAATGGATGCTACTGAAGAAATACCTGGAGATACTATGGCACCTGAATCAGTAGATGGAGCAGATATTGATCCAACAGTTAAATCAATCCAGGATTCATTACAAAAAGCATTTGCTCAAGCTAAAACATTGGGTGATGAAAAACTTATCGCTCAAATTGGTAATACAATTACTATGCTTGTTAGAACACAAGTATTAGGTGGGCAACAAGTAGCTGAATCATTAAATGAAGAAGAAACAGATTATCAAGAAGGATACAGACATGGATACAATAACGGATATAGAGATGGTGTAGAAGGAGAAGAAAAAGAAAAATTTTAATAAAAACAAATAAAAACAAACAATTTATGAATTCACAAGAACTATTTGAACAAATTAGTGGGTTATTCGAAACAGCAAAAGAAAATCACGCTGAAACAACTAAAGCCGCTAAAGGTAGAGCACGCAAAGCACTTTCTGAAATAAAAAAACTCATTGCAGCCTACAACAAAGCTTCTGTTGCTGAAGTAAAAGCAAAGTAAAATGGCACAGCTTACCCCAAGAGAAATAGCAATCAAAAATCAACTCTACAATCAATATAAACAAAATAAAGATGAGTTTATAAAAGATTATGGATCTGATGCTGAGCGAGTTATGTTGGGGAGAGCAATTAAATTAGCAAAATCAATGGCTGCAAAAGACGACAAGCAAAAAATTAAGGAAATGATTAAAAAGGCCCTTCAAGGGCCTATTTCTGAAACTGAAGAAATCAATTCAATTGAATACGTACAAAATCGTAGACCAGTTGAAAGTAATCCTGAAGATGTAGTTAAGTTGGATGTTCCACTACTAATTCGTATAATGGAATATGCTAGAGAAGATGCTAAAACAGACATGGATTTACATTTTGCAGCAGAAAACATGATTCAGTTATCAAAACCAAACAGAATTCTCAATATGGGGGATTATGAAAGTATTGTTTCTCCATACGTAAAAATTGATTAAAATGACTAAAAGCGAGTTTAGAGATAGAATTAAATCTTTAGTTAAACAAGTATACTCAGGTGCAACTAAATCCACAGAAGTAGATTTAGATACAGTATCAGCTGTATCTTTAGATACAACTCGTTTTCCAGTTCTAGCTAAATTCCCAACACTTAGAGATACCATTATTAAATTGCTAACAGATCAATATGATTTGTTTTTAAAAGACATTGAATGGGTAGCACCCCGTCCTACTACATTTCGTATTGTATTAGCAAATGATCAAATATTTTATTTGATATTTACTGATAGAACATGGATTGGTAAAGTAGAAGGTAAAAAATATTACCTATTGAACATAAGTGAAGAACAAAATTGTGTTGAATCAATAGCTAGAATTTTATCTTATGGTGCTAAAACTGAAGTTAAAAAAGAAGAAGTAGCACCTGAAGCACCAGTAGAAACACCAGCAGAAACTCCTGTTGAAGAAACACCACCAACAGTATAATGGACGCATTAGATTTATTTTTTAAAAAATACTCTTACAAATTTCCTAAAGGATATCCTGACATGAATAATGAGCAGGATATCAATATTTTAGCTAATTTGTTAGAAGGATTAGGAATTGACTTAAGTGAAGACAAATCCTCAGATAGACAAGAAGCTAAAGAAATTTTAAAAAGAGAATTGGATTTAACTGATCAAGATTTTAAAGATAGTGGATTGCAATTTTATGTTTTAGTACCTGGAAATCAAAGACTATCATTTATAGACAAAATTGAAAACATAGATACAGGAACAGATAAAAAGTTTAACTACAATTCCACTCCATCTGCATTCTCATCTTTAGGTTATTTTATGTATGGTGGTGTAAAATTTGGAATTAAACCTAGTGAAAAACAAGGTGGAAAATCTGCAGGTTTAGATAATGAAAATATCTTTTATAATACTGTTACTTCATTATTAAAAAATGGTCCCAAAGATATAAAAATTACAGATGGTGAAAAAGAAGTAGTATTTAAAGATATTACTGAAATTGAAGAAACAGGTAGAAAAACATCAGGATACTCTAAATCAGATATTGATTTTTATAGTAATGGAACAAATAAAGGTGGCTTATCTTTGAAAAAAGAAAATGCAATATATTGGGAATCTTCCGATGTTAGATTTAAAAATGAAGTAAACAACTTAGTTAAAGCTATTACTAGTGGTAAATTAGGTGATGAAATATCATATGTTCCATATACTGATGCTCGAGGAAATACAGATCCCGGCATTATTAAAATGTATAATAAGAAAGAAAATAAACCGATTGCTGGTATTATAATAAAAGATCTACCTCAACAAGATATACAACAAGTTATTTTTGGTAATGACAATGTACCAGTGGCTGTTGCTACTTGGAGATCAAGTGATTTTACTATTGATGGAGATACAATTATAGCTAAAGCTAAAAAATTATATACTACATTAAAAGATATTGAAAAGGATAAATCACTCCCCATATTGAATGTTAGACATGATAAAACAAGAAGATCATCAAAAGGATTAAGAGCTTTATTACAAACTGAAAAATCTTTATATAAAGATGAATCTTTAAAAGGCAACAATGTTGAACTTTCATATAACGAAATAATGTCATAATATTTATAGGTATGGAACGTATTAAACAACTTATTCGAGAAGTACTTTCTACTCCACCCAAGAAAGAATCATGTAACTGTGGTTGCCATTCTTGTGAAAACGTAGGAAATAAAGGTCCAGTTCTAAACGAAAGCTTAAATGCTAAAATCGTAATGACTGAAAACATGAAATATCATGTTGACAACAGATTACCACTTACAGAAAACACATTTCGTTATGGCTCACAAGCATTCTTAGATTTATGGGCTGAAGCTCGTTATCTATATTCTCGTAATGCTATTCATGTAAATGATGACGATAAAGAAATTTTACTTGAAACTAATTTAGGTGAATACGGAATGTATGAAGGTAAAAAAGTGCCTTTAGATTTACCTATGTTAGAAGATGATTCATTAGCGGCTGATGAAGAGGAAATAGCTGACGAACCTATATCTGAAACTGATAAAAAGAAAAACCCACCAATTGGAAAACCAAAACGTGGTGGTTCTAAAAAGTTTTATGTATATGTTAGAGACAAAGGTAAAATTAAAAAAGTATCATTCGGGGGAACTACCGGATTGTCTGTTAAAATAAATGATCCTAAAGCAAGACAAGCTTTTGCCGCTCGCCATAGATGTGCTCAAAAAACAGATAGGACAAAACCTAGTTATTGGTCATGTAGAATCGGTCGTTATTGGAAGCAATTAGGAGGAGCAAAAAACTTTAGCGGATATTGGTAGGAAATCGGCCTTACCAATATTTATAATAAAATAAAATATGGCGTATGTTTATATTGTAATCAATAAAGTTAATGGGAAAAAATATATTGGTTCCTCTCGAAAATCCCAAATAGATGAAAATTATTATGGTAGCGGCAAAGCAGTAAAAGATGCTCTAAAGAAATATGGTAAAGAAAATTTTATAAGAGAAATACTGTGGGAGGGTGAAGGAAATGCTCGCGATATAGAAACATGTTATTTAATAAAATTTAATGCTTCTAAGAATCCAATGTTTTATAATATGACTAATGATGCTAGAGGAAATGATCTTCATAAAGAAGAAACAAAACTCACTGTTAGTGAAAAACTAATTGGGAGAAAATTTACGAAAGAGAGATGTGACAAAATATCTAAAGCTAAGAAAGGATCCACAACCTCTAAAAAAGGCAAACCTGATGGCCCCAAACCAGGAGTATCAGAAGCTCATAAAGGTAGAATTAGTCCTAATAAAGGAAAAGGAAATCAAGTAGCTTTATATACAATATCTGAAGAATATATCAGAACTTATTCTAGTTACTATGACCTAGCTATTGATCTCCAAATAAATCCAGAAACAGTAAGATGTCAACTTATTGGAAAATCTCAAACTATTAAAAATAAGCAATATAAAGCGCAATATGTATGATAGAAATGTGGTAATATGAAACTATTAGAACTTAAAAAACTTATTCAAGAAGAACTACGTATAATACGTGAAAGTTCTGCTTCAAAACTTTATAAAGTAGAAGGACTATTAGTAACAAATACTGATAAAAAAACACAATCCCAAATACTTTCAGATATTAGATCAATCCCAGGTATCACAACAGTAGATGCTCAAGAATATACTCCTCGTTTACCTAAAAAAGGATACACATACGATAGATTAACCATCAAGGTTGATCCATACCCATACATTAAAAAAGACGGTAAATTTGATATAGAAACGATTAATCAAGTAATCGCAAGTATTGGTGGGATTAAAGGAATAGTTAAATTTAGAGTTGATAACCCCCAATTAATTAATATTGGGATATGATTAAGTTAATTAATCTTCTAGAACAAATTCTTCAAGAGAAAGCTGATCGCTGTAAGCGTATTGCTGATCGTAAGTACGATAAACCATCTGCTTACAAATCAGGTGCTATCGTTAGATGTCGTAAAGGTAATATTTGGAAGGATTTAAAAGAAGAAGAATTAAATGAAAAAGTAAAAGAAACACTTCGTACTTGGTTTAAACGTAAAGGTGCACCAGGTAAAGAAGGCGGATGGGTTGATTGTAATACTTGTAGAGACGGAAAATGTAAATCATGTGGTAGAAAAGAAGGTGAAAAACGTTCTAAATATCCTTCATGTCGTCCTACACCAGCTCAATGTAAAACACCTGGTAAAGGTAAAAAATGGGGGAAAACAAAATGAAAAAAGAATTTAATATAACTGAGTGGGCACTCAAAAATAGACTAAAAGAACATGAAGGTGAAGAATATCCTCCTTACATGTATTCACCTGTAGGTTTTAGCTGCGCAGTATGTAAATATCATTATATAAAAGATGATAAACATATGTGTAAAAATAAACAATACCAAGAGTATAAAGGTACTGCTGAATTGGTTGATGATGAAGGAAATCAAATTAAAGATCCTTCAAAATGGTGTTCAAATTGGTTTTTACCTAAAGGAGAATGAAGCCATACACAGACATAGAAGTTACAGACAAATATGTTATTCGTGAATTTAACGAAAATATAGATCCAATTGAGCTTCTTTGGCATCGCGATAATGAAGATCGCACATTAGAAATAGTTGGTGAAACAGATTGGAAAATACAATTAGATAATAAATTACCAATCTTACTAGAAAGTCATATATTTATACCAAGACACGCATGGCATCGTGTTATTAAAGGAACAGGAACATTAAAATTAAAAATATACAAATGAAATCAACTGAATTAAGACAACTTATCCGCGAATCAATCAATGAATATATTCGTGAAATCGATGAAGCAGGAACAAAAGCTGGATTACAAGCTAAAATAGAAGCAACTGAAGGTGCTATTAGCAAACGTGAAAAAATGGCTAATATGGAAGGCATTGATGAAGCTTATCATGAAATGCTTGATAAAGGCAAAATGAAAGAAATTGGTAATGAAGTTAAGGCATTAAAAAAAAGTTTAGATAAATTGAAAAAACAATTAGATAAACTTAATTCAAAAGGTACTAAAACTGAAAAACCTGAATCTGAAGAAAAAGAAATTGTTGATGAAGTAAATATTGATGAAACATTTCCTGAATCTGGTGCTCAACTAGAAGAAGATAATAATGAGGATTTACCCCCTGCACCATCAGAAGAGGAAATAGCAGCTAATCAAATATACGAAATGCTCCATATGCAAAAACTAGCAGGTATTATTTCAGAATCTGAATATGTTGCTAAAGTAAAAGAAGTAGAAAAAGCATCTAAAAAATAACATATAGACTGATTCATAGCCGGTCGCTCGAAAGAGACAAAACATCCTGGATCTGTGGCCCATTTTTCGAAAGAAAGGTGGGCCACTCTAATTGGGATTTCAAAATAAAAAATTTTATATTTAGCACATGAAAAAAATCGTAATCGTAGGAGCAGGTGTAGCAGGTATTAACGCTGCTACCAAATTAGTAGACAATGGATATCCAGGACATCTAATTACAGTTATAGATAAAGGTAGCGATCCATATAATCGCTTACCTGAACAGGTAATGGAAGGCATGTTAGGAGCTGGAGGTTGGAGTGATGGTAAATTAACATACCATACTGCAATTGGAGGAGTATTATCAAAATACTGTGGTGAAGAAAAAGCTATGGAATTAATGGATCAAGTAATTAAAAACTTTACTCGTTTCCACCCTAAACCAGAAGAAATATTTATGTCTGATCCTCAAGAGGAACCAGATTTTATTAAACCACATTTTGGACTAAGACTATTTCCAGTGTGGCATATTGGTTCAAATTATCTACATGAAATTGCTATTAATTGGTATGCTTACTTAGCTGATAAAGGTATTAACTTTATGTGGGAAACGGAAGTTACATATATTGATTTTGATAATCCTCATGGATATGTGTTAATAGAAGGATTTAAAAACCAAGGTGGAGGAGAAAAAACACATTACATGACTACTGGAGATAAATTAATATTCGCAGTGGGGAAGAGTGGTATCGACTTTGGTAAAGCACTAGCAGATGAATACAAATTACCAACTGAACCTAAATCAGTGCAAATAGGTGTACGTTTTGAAGCACCACAAAAATATTTTCAAAAATTAATTGATGTATCATACGATTTTAAATTATATCAAAAATTCGATAACGTATCTCTACGTTCATTTTGTACAAATAATAATGCAGCTTATGTGGCTGTTGAGAACACTTATGGGGATGTAAGTTATAATGGACATGCTAAGAAAGGCGAAGAATATCGTAACGATATGACTAACTTTGGTATCCTAATGGAAATTAAAGGTATTGAAAATCCATTTGAATGGAGTAGAGAATTAGTTTCTAAAATCCAAATTGATAGTAAAGGACTATATTATTCTCCTTCCCGTAAACCAGGACAAACATCAGAAGGAAATATAGTAACAGCTACTCCAATAAGTTTAGATGGGTTAACTCATTTAATTGAACCTTCATTTAATGGTTATTTCAAATATGTATGGGATTTTATACAAAATATGAATGAAGTATTTGAATTTGGTGATGATTGGGGAATGTATATTCCTGAGGTAAAATATTTATCTCCTGAACCATTAGTTGATTACAAGAATTTAGCATTAGTAGACTATCCAAATGTACACTTTGTAGGTGATGCTTTATCTGCTCGTGGTATTACAGTAAGTGGAGCACATGGAATTTATGTTGCAGAAAATTTACTACAACATAAACTTGATGAATATCCAGATTTTGTAGAACATTATTAAACTTTACTATAATTCATTATATGTATAATAAAAACATATTTAAAACAAAATGGAATTAAGAAAATACATCCGCGAAATGGTTGAGACTGAGCTTGATGAAATGGCTCGTATCTCTACTAACATCAAAATTGGTGATCCTGAAAAAGCATCCATTGCAAAAGAGCTATATGCTGGAACTTGGTATGGTGATATGATTGATTATGTAGAGGAAGCAGGAGACGTTGGTATTCCTCAACCTGAACTAGCAAGAATGTTAGGTAAATCAGGCCAACAAGCAATCAATCCCAAAGTTAGAGATTTCCTTGAATCAAACATCTTCACTAAAGGTGAGTTATCAGTAGCTAAAAAAGAAAAACCAGAAGCTAGTGGTATTAAAGGTCGCCCAACCTCAGAAAAAACATTAATGGCTAAAGATGTTAATTCTAAAATGGAAGCAGATGCTAACTATAAACCATCAGAAGATGAATTAGCAATATTGGGGGCTGAGTTTATTGAAAAACTTAGAGCACGTGTTAAAGGTACTTTAAGACGTGGTCGTCCTGCACTTCCTTCTAAAGCAAAAGATGGCATGATAGCAGCTATGAAAAAAATAGGAGATGAAGATATAGACATGGATGGGGATATTGATGATGAGGATTTGGAAGATATTGCTGAATCAACTTCAATTAATGAATCGTTTACTCGTATGCAGAAATTAGCAGGAATTATTAAATAAATTATATTAAACAAATTTTAAATTGAGGACTTGGATTACCAAGTCCTCTTTTTTATATTCAAGTAAAAAATTAAAGTTCTATGAGTAATAAAAAAACAGACATTAGACGTATTAAATCCCCAGATGGGATTGTTCGTTATATTAAAGATGGAAAATTACATAATGCAGAAGGTCCTGCGGTAATTCATCCTGATGGTAGAGAAGAATATCATTTAAATGGTTTTCAATATTCAAAGGATGAATTTAAAACAATTAAAAAAGATAGTAATGGATTACCATTCTATAAACAATCAGGAACTAAAATGCGCCATTAAGATGAAGATTGGATTCACAGGTACAGTAAGTGTGGGAAAAACTACATTAGTTAATTCACTAAAAGAATTACCAGAATTTAAACACTATGATTTTGCAACTGAACGTTCAAAATATTTACGTGATTTAGGTATTCCCCTAAATACAGATAGTACATTAAAAGGACAAACAATTTTTCTATCAGAGAGATGTTCTGAGTTAATTAGACATAATATTATAACTGATCGAACAGTTATAGATGTTATAGCATTTACATTAAATGCCGATTCGATTGATTATTTAAATAAAGATGCGTTTGAAAAATATGCTTCTAAATTTATAGAGGAATATGATTGGATATTTTATGTATCACCAGCTGGAGTATCTATTGAAGATAATAATGTGCGTACTACAGATGGAGAATATAGAAAACAGATTGATCAAACAATCAAACATCTATGCTCAGAATATTTATGGAAAATTAAAAACTTTGGTATCATCGCTGGTACTAATGAAGACAGAATTACTCAAATAAAATCTTACTTGAATTTATAATATTTATAACAAAATCTTACTAAATGAAACGCAAAGAACTATATAACTATATTCGTGAAGAAATTGTAAATGAGTTAACTACTGTTACTAAAAATACTGATCAAAGTGAAGTTTCAACAATTTCTAAAGCAGAAAATGTACCTACAACTACCGTTTCTAATGCTATTAAGAAAGCCAAATCATCCGGTCAAGATGTAAATATAGCTGAGATGGCTCGTACTGCAAATAATATTAAAATTGGAGACCCAGCTAAAGTAACTCTACTTAGAAAATTATATGGTGGAACATGGAAAGGAAATATGTTAGATGCAGTAGAAAAAGCAGGTGAAGCAGGTATTTCTCAACTTGAATTAGCTTTAGCAGTTGGTAAAAAAAGTCAACCCGAAATTAATCCTGCCGTAAACGAATTTCTTAAAGTAGGTGCGTTTGCATTATCTAAAATTGCAGGTGCAGCCGCAGAACCAACTATTGCTCCTTCATCTGAAGAAGAAGAATGGATGGCGGACGCTGATGTACAAGATGATTGGGAAAAAGTTGAAGATGAAGATGAAGATATAATGGATAAAGGTCCATCAGCCGCAGATATCAAAGCAGCTGAAAAATCAGTTAAGAAAGTAGCAGGTGGTAAAGGATACGCTAAACAATTACCTCCTGAAGATGAAGAAAAATATGAACGATTGAAAAAGGGAATTGAAACTAAAATCTCCAAAATTAAGGCTCTTCAAAAACCCAAAAGAGCATCATCAAATGATATGCAGGTACTTAAAGCTTTAATTAATCGAGATGATGTTAAAAAACTATTTAAAGCTAAAGGTGTTAGTATAACTGACTTAGTAGCAGATATCATATCATGATAAATCAAAACCGATTTTATTTAATTATCATAGGAATACTAACTATAATTCTGTTAATGCAAAAATGTGGAGGGGGATGTAATTTTATTCCCGTTCTTCCACCTCCTGTAACCATTAGAATAGTAGATACTGTTTATACAGTAACTACAAAGGAGATTCCTACTTATGTCCCAAAATGGAAAACAATTACTAAATACGTTCATGATACAATTGAAACCGTGGATACTACATATGTTATTGGGGACTACTACTCTACTTATTTTTATCAAGATTCATTAATTAATGATACATTATGTTTTTACATTAATGATTCAATCTCAGAAAACAAAATCAAATCAAGAGATTTAAAATATATAATGTCATTTCCAACTATAAAAATACACGATATAGTAATTCAAAATAAAAACGAATATTATGTTGGTTTAGGATTAATTGGAAATCAAAAAGGAATTAATTATTTTGGTCCTGAATTTTTATTGAAAACTAAGAAAAAAGATGTTTATGGAATAGGAATAGGAATGGATGGAAATCTAAAACCTAACCTAAGTCTAAGAACATATTGGAAAATAGGCAAAAAATGAGTCAACCAGATCTTAAACAAATTATAAGGGATGAATATATTAAGTGTGCAAAAGATCCAGCACACTTTATGCGTAAATACTGTTATATACAACATCCACAACGTGGGCGAGTTATATTTAATTTATATCCGTTTCAAGGTAAAGTACTAAATTTATGGAAAGACAATCCATATTCAATGGTACTTAAATCTAGACAGTTAGGTATATCAACATTAGCAGCAGGATATTCTTTATGGTTAATGACATTCCATAAGGATAAAAATATTCTTTGTATAGCTACTAAGCAGGATACTGCTAAAAATATGGTTACTAAAACCAAGTTTATGTATGATAATTTACCATCATGGCTTAAAGTAGAATCTGAAGAAAATAATAAATTAACATTACGATTAATTAATGGTTCTCAAATCAAAGCAACCTCAGCAGCAAGTGATGCTGGTCGATCAGAAGCCGTTTCGCTTCTAATTATAGATGAGGCTGCATTTATTGAAGGTATTGAGCCAATTTGGGCTTCAGCTCAACAAACCCTAGCAACAGGTGGTGGTGCAATTGTATTATCAACACCTTTTGGTACAGGTAACTGGTTCCATAAAACATGGGTTAAAGCAGAAGCACAAGATAATAACTTCTTACCTATTAAATTACCTTGGTATGTTCATCCTGAACGTGATCAAGCTTGGAGAGATAAACAAGATGTAGAATTAGGTGATCCTAGATTAGCAGCACAGGAATGTGATTGCGATTTTACTACATCTGGGGATGTAGTTTATTATCCAGAACACATTGAATATATGATGTCTACTCACGTAGTAGAACCATTAGAGCGTCGTGGGGTAGATGGAAATTTATGGGTTTGGGAATCACCAGATTATACTAGAAGTTATATAGTAATAGCAGATGTTGCTAGAGGAGATGGAAAAGATTTTTCTGCATTTCACGTATTTGATATAGAAACAAATGCCCAAGTAGCAGAATTTAGAAGTCAACTTCCACCTAAAGAATTTGGATATCTATTAGTAGCCATTGCTACAGAATATAATGAAGCACTATTAGTAATTGAAAACGCAAATATTGGCTGGTCAGCTATAGATTCAGTAATAGAAAGAGGATATAGAAATCTATATTATTCACCTAAAAGTGATGTTGCAACTTCTGATTCGTATATTAACAGATACGAAGATACATCCAAAATGACCCCAGGTTTTACTACATCATTAAAAACACGTCCTTTAGTAATTAACAAAGGTCGTGAATATTTTGGAGATCATAGTGTAATTATTCGATCAAAACGTTTGATTGAAGAAATGAAAGTATTCATTTGGAAAAATGGTCGAGCAGAAGCCCAATCTGGATATAATGATGACTTAGTTATGGCTTATAGTATAGGAATGTACTTAAGAGATACAGCATTAAAAAACAAACAGCAAGGATTAGAATTAACAAGAGCAACATTAAATAATATATCAAGAATATCTCCACAACAAGGTGCTTATTTTGCAACGGGAATGGACAATCCATATTCTATGAAGGTAAATGGAGAAGGAAATGAGGATATTAGTTGGCTTTTATGACTTTAAATAAATAAATAATGGCAGATACAAGTATTTTTACTAGATTAAAAAGATTATTTTCAACTGATGTCATCATCCGTAATGAGGGTGGGAATCAAATTAAAGTAATGGATGTTGATTCAATTCAACAAAGTGGACAATATAAAAACAATTCATTAATTGATAGATATAGTAGGATATATTCCGCGAATGCTACCTCACTTTATGGTCAACAATTAAATGTTAACTATCAATATTTAAGAGCCCAATTATACTCAGATTACGATGTAATGGATAATGATGCAATTGTTGCTTCTGCTCTAGATATAATCTCAGATGAATGTACATTAAAAAATGAGATGGGTGAGGTACTTCAAATTCGTAGTTCAGATGAAGATGTACAAAAAATTCTTTATAACTTATTCTACGATGTTTTGAACATAGAATTTAATATGTGGTCGTGGATTCGTCAAATGAATAAATATGGTGATTTCTTTTTAAAATTAGAAATCGCTGAAAAATTTGGAGTATACAATGTTATTCCTTATACCGCATATCATATCATGCGCCAGGAGAATTATGATAAAGAAAACCCTTCAGCAGTAAGGTTCGCATTTTCTCCTGATGGATATGTTGGTGGAACTGCAGGTCAATATCCTGTCCCTAACCAGAGGCAAGATGAAGCAAATGGGATTTATTTTGATAATTATGAAATGGCTCATTTTAGATTATTAACTGATGTTAACTATCTTCCTTATGGTCGTTCATATATTGAACCAGCTCGTAAATTATTTAAACAATATGTGTTAATGGAAGATGCTATGTTGATTCATAGAATCTCTCGTGCCCCAGAAAAACGTATTTTTTATATCAATGTTGGTGCTATTCCTCCTAATGAAGTAGAAAACTTCATGAAGAAGACTATTACCACAATGAAAAAAACACCATATATAGACGAAAAAACAGGTGAATATAATTTAAAATATAACATGCAAAACATGTTGGAAGATTTTTATATTCCTGTTCGCGGTAATGATCAAACAACTAAAATTGATACCACTAAAGGTTTAGAATATAATGGTATTGAAGATGTAGCTTATTTAAGAGATAAATTGTTTGCTGCTTTAAAAGTACCTAAAGCATTTATGGGTTATGAGAAAGACTTAACTGGTAAAGCAACATTAGCGGCTGAAGATATTCGTTTTGCTCGTACAATTGATAGATTACAACGTATTGTACTTTCTGAATTATATAAAATAGCATTAGTGCATTTATATACTCAAGGGTATAGAGGCGAAACATTAACTAATTTCGAACTTTCGTTAACTACCCCATCAATTATATACGATCAAGAACGTATTGCATTAATGAAAGAAAAAGTAGATTTAGCTAAAAATATCATGGAAGCCCAACTACTGCCTACAGATTGGATCTACCATAATGTATTCCACTTTAGTGAAGATCAATTTGATGAATATAGAGATCTTATTATACAAGATGCTAAGCGTAAGTTTAGATTAGGTCAAATTACTGAAGAAGGAAATGATCCATTAGAAACAGGAAAATCATATGGTACACCACATGATTTAGCTTCACTTTATGGTAAAGGCAGGACAATGACAGATCCAGGAAATGTACCTGATGGATATGCTACTGATGTAGAATTAGGTCGTCCTAAAGAAAAAGTTACAAATATCAATACTCAAGATAATACTTTAGGAAAAGATAGATTAGGTAGACAATCAATGAAAGTAGATGATCAGCCTGATTTCAATAACAAACCTATCAATGAGATTACATATCTAAAAAATAAACAGTTTTTAAATGAAATAGAAAAAAAATTAGTTTTCCAAATAGATAAAGCAAAAGAATCATTACTTGATGAAAATCAATTGCGAGATTAATATTTTTTCATATATTTATAATTAAAATAAACATTTAGATGTTAATTAAACATTCGAAATTTAAAAACACAGGTATTTTATTCGAGCTTTTAGTACGACAAATTACCTCAGATACTCTATCTGGCAAAACATCAGAGGCTACTAATATTCTAAAAAAATACTTTAGTAAAACTGAGCTAGGAAGAGAGTATAAATTGTATGATAGTTTACTTAAACGCACCAACTTAACCGAAGGTAAAGCTGAAGTTGTCATTAGTACAATTTTAGAAAGTGCAAAACAGCTAAATCGCTCAGCTCTTAAGAGACAAAAATATAATTTAATTAATGAGATTAAAGATCACTATAGTTTAGAGGAATTTTTTAAAACAAAACTCCCTCATTATAAATCTCAAGCCGCTATTTATACATTAATAGAATCAACGGGTAGTGATAAAAAACAATCTCACGAGCAGATTATTACTAATAGATTAGTACTGTTGGAACATTTAACTTCCTCTACAAAAAAGACAAACAAGCCTAAAGATAGTATTATGGAAGAGTTTTCTCAATATGATAGAGATACTCGTATTTTAACATATAGAATTTTATTAGAAAAATTCAATACCAAATACTCAGATTTCAGCACTAATAAAAAATTAATACTTAAAGAATTCATCAATAGTGTAGATAACACAGATAAATTAAAAATATTCTACAATTCTAAAATTGGTGAAATGAAAAATGAATTAGTTTCGTTAAATAAAAAAACTAAAAACCAAGTTACTAAAATTAAAATAAATGAAGTAGCAACGTTTTTAGTTGGGTTGGGAAAAAACGATAAAGTAAATAACGAACATATAGTAAATCTACTTCAATATTGTGATTTGCTAGAAGAACTTCAACAAGCTAATGGAAAGTAACGACCCAAAAAAATCATTCGAATTAACACCATCAGAAACAGATCCTGAAACAGGTAGAGTTACTTTTGATGTTAAATACAATGCTGACTTCCCAGGAATATATAAAGCATTTAAAAAGCTTAACGAAGAATATAAGAAATTTTTATTATTTGATGAAGTAAAAAAAGATCCTAAATTTAAAGAGATATATAAAGGATTTAATTACTTATTCAATCAATATAAATCTCACATGAGGGAAAATTATCCTAAACAATATAGTCTTTTAAAAGCAGCAAACGAGGAAATGTTAAAGGAACTCGTTCAAAATTATTTAAAAGAAATGAGTGCCACAGGAGCAGGAGTAAATGCAGCTACTTATACATCAGGACAAAGTGAAAACACAGCTCAGAAATATGCTTTTAATCCAAATAAAAAAGCAAAAGGAGCCCAAAATATCTATTACTATAAATTAGGATGGAAACCAGTTGATGCTGAAAAACTTCATAAGCAAGCCAAAGGTTTAGAACATAAAGATCTATGGACTAAAAAATTAGAAGAAAACGAATCAACTGACTCATACATAAATTCATTAAACATACAAGATCCGTCGTTAAAACAATTTATTGACACCAGAATGACCGATTTTGATAAGATTGAGGACAAATTAAATACATTACTTCCGTTGCTTAAAAGTGCTAAAACCGATACAATGGAATATTACAAAACCAATCCTGATTTTAAAATCAAATACGGTACCGATTTGGCAGTAGATTATTTAGATGATTTAATAACTTTATTTAAAGAAAAAAAAATAACATGACACTTCAAGAACAATATAACTCAATTAAGAGTGGCAACGGAAATAAAGACCAATTCTTAAAACACGCTCGTAGCTTATTTCCAGAATACTTTAATCAATATACTGACTTTAATACAGCAACTAATGTATTGAAATCAAAACAAATCATTAGCGAAGCAGCAGGTGGTGTTGTAGCTAAAGGATTTGATATCTACGATTGGAAGAAAATTTTAGCTGAAGAGGTTAAAGCCGAAGAAAAAGAAACTTCAAAAGAAGTTAAAGATAAACAAGCACACGCCTACGATAATTCAGACACTAAAAATGCTGACAATATTAATTTCAATGAAATCATGAAAGGCTTTTATGCTGAAATGAGAGATGAGAAAAATGCTGGAAAAACAGGTGATGAAATTAAAGCTATGGTTGTTAAAAACTTAGCTAAGGATCCTTTATTCTATACTAAAGACGGAATGTTTGGAGTTAAAGGTGTAGGATATACAACTGAAGCTCCTGGTTTAGGTGAACCTAAAGAACCAAAAGGCAAACATAAAGCATCAGGATATGGTGATTTAGATACTGAAGTAAAAATTAAAGAGCCAAAATCAAATGTTCAAGACTCATTAGGTGATCAAGAAGCAGAAACTACAATGCCTAAAAAAGTAAAAGAAATGCCTGACAAAGGTGTTACTGGTGTAGAAAAGAGAATCAAATTAAAAGAAAATATCCAAGATAGAGCAGATGCAATTAATGATTTTGCTCGTTTAGTAAAAACAGGAACAAATGATGAGATAGCTAATACTTTTGAAAATAATAGAGATTACGAAACAACTATTAAAGTTTCCGAAATGATAAAAATCCTAAAAAAATATGGAAAATATGATGATATAATGAGCATGATAGATGATGATTTCACCGATCCTGCTGGTGGAAGAGGTTTATCTAGTCATTTAGAAGAAAAAATTGGTATGTTCAATGATCCTATAGGATATAAAAAATCTGGATTAAGTGATATAGATAAAATGTTTACTAAGGAATTACAAAAAGACAATACATATACCATATATAAGAATGGAAAGATAGTAAAAACTGGAATTGAAGGTACTGGTAATGCTAATGCATGGATAAATGATGAAATGAGAAAATTAAAAGAAGCAATGGATCAAGGTCCTGTATCTATTAAAGGAAAAACAGGTCCAACTGGTGGAACACAAAAGATTCCCCGTGCTTTATTTTTAGATAAAGAAGTAATTAGTACGATAAATGATGCTCAACCTGGAAGTATTAAATTAATTTCCAAACCAGGAGATAAACGTGTGTATATGTATGTTTCTTCATTTGTTAAAAATGCTTTAGATGAATTAGAGAGAGGTCGTTCTAGTAGAGAAAAACTTAAAAAACAATCTAAATTAGCAGATGTACTTGCTGATAAACTTCCATCTGCTATTAGAGGTAAAATTAAAAAAGAAATTAATCCTAAAATGGATTCTGGTTTAAAAATGCATTATGTTGATTTAAATATATCTCCTAAAAAAGATAAAACAGGATATTGGGTTTTAGCTAAAGGTGAAAGTGCACCATTGGTAGCAGAACAAAAACTTCGTTCATTGATTCGTAATCTTATTAAGGAAGAATTAGTAAACGAAATATCACCTGAACTCTTTAAAAGAGCAACTGATGTATCTCGCGAACGAGGTCAAGATCGTAGAACAATGAATATGGGTGAAACATTTTTTAACAAATTCAAAGGTAGACCTTTAATGGGTAGTACTATTGCAGATGTATCTTATGCTAAACCACAATCCGGTGATTATGAAGAAGTTATTGTAAAAATTGAAGTACCTTCATCTGTTGTTCCTGGCGAGACAAAATTTAGATTTATTTACTATGATGTTAGAAAAGACCAATGGGGTGTAGATAAAGAAATAACTAGAGCAGACGCTCGTATATTATCACTTATAGCTCAACATATCAATCCTGACACTCGATACAAATCAGGTGGTGAAGGATTCCAAATTAAAGGATACTAAAATTATGAAGCCATTACTTATAGAAGTCACCCCATTCAATGTATCACCTAAATCACTTACTGAGTCTCGTGATAGGATATCTGGCAACCCAATAGTTGAAGGGATATTAGCTACCTGTGAAGTAAAAAATGGTAATGGTAGATATTATGCTAAAGAGTTATGGGAACGTGAGATAGATAAGTATATGGATATGGTTAGAGAAAATAGAGCTCTAGGTGAACTAGACCATCCAGATTCTCAAATCATTAACTTAAAAAATGTCTCCCACAATATTAAAAAAATATGGTGGAAAGGAGATATGGTAATGGGTGCAATTGAAATTCTACCTACACCATCAGGAAATATCCTTAAAGCATTAATTGAATCAGGTATTAAGGTAGGTGTTTCATCTCGTGGAATGGGTAGTTTAAAACAAGTAGGTGAAGTATTAGAAGTACAAGATGACTTTGAACTACTATGTTTTGATTTTGTTTCCACACCTTCAAATCCAGGTTCATGGATGCATCCTGTAGGACAAATACATGAGGGATTATCTACATCAATTAATTCAAACCCCTATTCTAAAGTTAATTCTATACTTACTGAAATACTTTGTTCAAACGGTACTTGTCCAATATTTTAACTATGGAACAACAACAATCAAATGAAGAATTTCTCCATATGCAAAAACTTGCAGGTTTAATTACTGAAGAAGAATATAAAGCTCATTTATGGTATGATCAATATCTTAAAAATATATCTAAATCTTTTGAAAAATTAAAACAAACATTAAAAGATGAAGGTCATGATATTAAATGAAGATAATAAATCAATTTTAGATTTAGTAAATTATATAGATTCTAAGATTATATCTCTTCGTAAAGAAAATAAACTTTTAGAAATAATTAATTTTTTAAATAAACTTTAACCCCTCCTAAAATAGTCTTTTAGGACCGAGGCGCAGAAATGCGCCTTTCTTTTTTTTTCTCTGCATTTTTGAATAATTTTTATATATGTATATTAGAATGTGCCCAATTTATGAGGCATTGCTTATAATAATTTTATTACGTTTCGAGGATTCTCCTCACATTAAACGTATTTCCAACAAACAAATTTAAGGAAAAAATGGCAACAAACAGAGATTTGCTTAAAGAAGCAATCGCGGACGCTAAATCTGTTAAAGAAACAGCAATAGCAAACGCAAAAGCTGCTCTCGAAGAAGCATTCACTCCGTATCTTAAGGAAAAACTCTCCGCTAAACTCCAGGAAATGGAAAACGAAGAGGAAATTAAGATGGAGGAAATGTATGAAGATGAGACAGAAGAAATGAAAGAAGAAAAAGAATCTATGGATGAAATTTCATTAGATGAACTTCTTGCTGAACTTGAAGATGAAGAAATAGAGGAATCTATTTTCGAAGCTAAAGAGGAAGAAGAAGAATCCGAAGAAGAGGAATCTGAAGAGGAAATGTCTATTGAAGACATGGATGAAGATGATTTGAAATCTTTCATTGAAGATGTTATTAAAGACATGGTAGCTGCAGGTGAACTTGAAGCTGGTCATGAAGGTATGGAAAATGAAGAAGGTGCTGAAGAAGAAATAGATGCTGAAGAAGAAGAAATTGATGAAGAAGTTAATCTTGATGAACTTTTAGCTGAAGAAGAATTAGACGAAGAAATTGGTCTTGATGAACTTTTAGCTGAACTTGAAAGTGAAGAAGTTTATGAAGAAAAAGACAAGATGCAAGAGGAACTTGAAGAAGCTTATGAGGCAATCAAAACTCTTAAATCAGAACTTAACGAAATCAATTTGTTGAATGCTAAACTTCTTTACACTAACAAAATCTTCCGTAATAAGTCTTTAACCGAGTCACAAAAAGTAAAGGTTTTAACAGCATTTGATAAAGCTACGTCTAAAAAAGAAGCACAATTAGTATATGAAACTCTATTAGAGAATTTGAAAACACCAGTTAAAAAATCTCCAATTCAAGAGTCATTAGGTTCCGCTTCTAAAGCATTAGGTACAGCTAAATCAACACCAATTATCGAAAACGATGCTTTCTCACGTATGCGTGAATTAGCATTCGGAAACAAAAAGTAAAATTAAACTAAAAACAAACTAAAAACAAATTTTAAAAACGATGAGTTCAATCAATCAATTACTCGAATCCGCTAATCCGTGGAAATCACTTCAAAGTGATGCCGCTAGATTAGCAACCAAGTGGTCTAAAACAGGCTTACTTGAAGGCTTCGGTTCAGAGGTAGAAAAAAACAACATGGCTCTTATCCTCGAGAACCAAGCAAAACAATTAGTAGTAGAAACTAGTCAAACTGGTGCTTCTCCAACTGCTGGTACATTTACTGTTGGTCAGTCTGAAAACTGGGCAGGTATCGCTCTTCCATTAGTACGTAAAGTATTCGGATCGATTGCTGCTAAAGAATTCGTTTCTGTACAACCAATGAATTTACCTTCTGGACTAGTATTCTTTCTAGATTTCCAATACGGAACTGATAAAAATCCATTCACATCAGGTAACTCACTTTATGGTGCTCGTAATGCAACTGGTCAATTCCCATTCCAAACAACTGGCACAACTGGTGGTTTATATGGTGAAGGTCGTTTTACTTATTCTACTAACCAATTTTCATCATCTTTTTCAAGTTCATTAGCAGGTTACTCTGCTAATTCAGCTTCTTGGGCAGAAGTAAATTTTGATTCTGCTCTATCAGCATCAGCAGCAGCTTCAAGAATTATTAAAGTAACAGTTCCTACATCAGCTTCAATTTTAAGTAATTTTGATCCAGATGCAGTTAGAGGATTTGTATTAACTTCAGGTTCAAATTTCCCATTAGCTGGTACTTTACCTGCCTTTACTTCTTATAACTACACAGCTAACACTATTGCATTCTTTTTCACAGCCTCTGGAATTCCAGCAGCTGGTTCAACTTGGTTGATAGAATACAATAAAATTACAGCTGATAATAATCGTGGTGATTTTGAAGATACAACTTCTCCTTCATTCTCAGTTCCAAATGCTGAAAGTGCATCTACAATTGTTATTCCAGAAATCAACATCAAGATGCAATCACAAGCGATTGTTGCTAAAACTAAAAAGTTGAAAGCAGTATGGACACCTGAATTTGCTCAGGATCTTAACGCTTACCAGAACATCGATGCTGAAGCTGAATTGACTAACGTAATGAGTGAATACATTTCAATGGAAATTGATTTAGAAATTCTTGATATGTTGATCGAAGATGCTGCAGCTGGAACAGAAGTATGGTCAGCTGTAAACAATCAATTTATTGATTTTGCTACAGGTACAATTACTAATGCTGCTGTAAGTAATAATGGATTCTACAACACTCAAGGTGGATGGTTCCAAACTCTTGGTACTAAAATGCAGAAAATTTCTAACAAGATTCACCAATTAACACTTCGTGGTGGTGCTAACTTCTTAGTATGTTCTCCAACAGTAGCAACAGTTCTTGAATCAATCCCAGGATTTGCTGCAAATACTAATGGTGATGCTGCAAACATGGAATACGCAATGGGTGTTCAGAAAGTAGGTGCTATCAATAACCGTTATACAGTTTATAAGAACCCTTATATGACTGAAAACGTTATCTTGATGGGATTCCGTGGTAAACAATTCCTAGAAACAGGTGCTGTGTTTGCTCCATATATTCCATTGATCATGACACCACTTGTGTACGATCCAGCAACCTTCACTCCACGTAAAGGTTTAATGACTCGTTATGCTAAGAAAATGTTACGTCCTGAATTCTACGGTAAGATCTATGTTAGTGGTTTGAATACCCTATAATATGATTTAATATAGAATCAAAATTGAGAAGCCGGACTAAGTCCGGCTTTTCTTTTTTTCCCAATATTCATAATATTTATCAATAAAACATATGTCTCAAAATTCAAACGACGATATTTTCTTAGAGAAAAGAAAACCAAAAGGAGATATTAAATTTAAATTATCCCTAAATGAAGAACAAAAGGAAGCCAAACAAATAATTCTAGATAATCCAGTTGTATTAATAAAAGGAATGGCAGGTTCAGGTAAAACCTTAGTAGCCTGTCAGGTGGCCTTAGATATGATTTTTAAAAAAGAAATGAATAAAATTATTATCACTAGAGCCACAGTATCAAAAGAAGATATTGGTTTTTTACCTGGTGATTTAAAAGAAAAAATGGATCCATGGTTAGCTCCTATATATGCTAACTTATATTTACTATATGATAAGGAAAAAATCGATAAAATGATTTCAGAAAATCAAATCGAAGTAGTACCATTTGCGTTCATGCGTGGTAGAACATTTCCTAATGCGTTTGTAATCGTTGATGAATGTCAAAACATTACTCATAGCCAAACAGAAATGATGTTAGGACGTTTAGGTAAAGGTGGTAAAATTGTTTTTTGTGGTGATATAGCACAGGTGGATTTAAAAAGTAAAAAAGACTCTGGTATTGGATTTTTTCCACGACTTGAGGAACGAATTAAAGGCGTTAGAATTATTACTTTAAAGAAAAATCATCGTCATGAGATTGTAGAAGAAATTCTTAAAACATACGAAGAATTTAGGGATTAACCATATTTATATAGGACAAATTCTAATCAATAACAATGGCTTCAACCCTTACTGTTAATATTGCTGAATCTATTACCCTAGAAAATGGTAATCAGATGAATACTTTTAATACAGTATCCATACCTAATATTAGTCAAATAATAAGACGTATAGATACAATAGCAACCACATTTTCGGGCTCAGGTATTGAAATTATAAAATTTGTTGATAGTGAAGAACAACAAACCGCAGGTTCATTTGTAAAATCAGATGTTAAATATTTAAGATTTACAAATATTTCCTCTACAGGTTCAGCAGAAATATATTTAATATCCACAGGAAATGAAAGTTCAATTTTTACATTAAATGCTGGAAAATCATTAATGTTTGACAACTCAGAATTTAATTCAACATCAACAAATGATTATGTTGTTGAAGATTATGTTGATGAAACTTATTATTCTAGTTTTATATACTATGATACTATAAAAGCCAAAGCATTATCTTCATCAATCAAATTAGAATACGTTGTTGCTTCTCTCTAATATTAAAAATAACTTTATAACATGGCATTAACTTACAGACAAACTAAAGGTACAGCATTAACAATTGAAGAATTAGATGCTAACTTCCAGTATTTTACTGGATCACATTCAATAACAGGATCATTAACAATATCAGGTTCAGTCACATCTTCACTTACATTATTTAATGTTCCCGAATATATAGACCAATCGGCCGCTGTAGCCGCAGGGTTAACAACAGGAATGGTTTTTAGAAATGAGAATTTTCTCATGATAGTAACAGGTAGTATCTAACTTAAAAACCATATATAAAATGCCCAGAATTAAAGGAATACTCTCAGTAATATCAGGCTCTATCATTATTTCAGGTAGTGGAGGAACCACAACTATAGGATCAAATTCTATTACCATTTCCGGTAGTGAAGGAACTACATCTATAGGAGGATCAGGTTCAAATGATGTAGTTGGTAATTCAACTATCACCGGTTCCCTTAATGTTAGTGGTTCAATTGTAGTAATTGGATCACTTTATATTTCAAGTTCAGACACACTTATTAATCAAGGACCTACAGAACTTATAGGTAATTTAAGATTAGGAGCAGGTATAGGAACAATTGGTAACCCAGCTATCATGAATAATTTTGCTGGTCTTTACTCTTTTGCTATGGGAGCATCTACCTCTGCTTCTGGTCTATATTCACATACTGAAGGAAATTTTACATTAGCATCAGGCCGATGGTCTCATGCTGAAGGTCAATTAACAACAGCCTCAGGAATTTATTCACATGCTGAAGGAGTTTCAACAGTAGCTTCTAATACCGGTTCACACTCAGCAGGTGCATTCACATTAGCTTCAGGACGATATGCACATGCTGAAGGATTTTTAACAACAGCCTCTGGAGATTATAGTCGAGCTATAGGTAGATCTACTCAGGCAACAGGAAATTATTCATACGCTGAAGGAACTGCTTCAATAGCAACAGGAAATTATTCACACGCTGAAGGTAGACAAACAATTGTATCAGGAGATTACTCACATGCTGAAGGATATTTAACACAGGCCATTGGGGATTACGCACATGCTGAAGGAAATAGCACAACCGCCTCAGGTCAAGTAGCTCACTCTGAAGGTCTCCTCACCGAAGCAGTAGGATGGTATTCACATGCTGAGGGAAGATCAACACAATCTTCAGGCTCATATTCACATGCTGAAGGATTTGGTACTGTTGCCAAAGGAGACTATTCACATGCTGAAGGATCTGGTTCAATAGCAACAGGATTTAGTTCACATACTGAAGGCCGATCTACAGAAGCTTCAGGAGATTACGCACACGCTGAAGGTCAATCAACTATAGCTGAAGGTGATTATCAACATGTTCAAGGTAAATTCAATTTACCACTTACAACAAATGCCGCATTCATTATAGGAAATGGAACTTCAGATATAGTAAGAAAAAACTTAGTATTTGCAGCAGGTAATGATTTTCAAATAAGTGGTTCACTATATGTAAGCGGAGCAGCCCAATCAGGTGGAAATGGACAAGTTTTAACATATCATACATCAACCGGGTTAGTTACTTATACCGCTTCTTCCGCTCTTGGAAATAATACAATTATTAATAACAATTATACAAGTAGTTTTATTACTCAATCGTATAGTTCTAGTGTAATAAATAATACATACATTAGTAGTTCTGTAACTAATATTGGAGTAGAAACATATCCTGATGAACCACTATATGGCATTCAATACTATAGTGGTTCTTTTCCTGGAGTATTCGGAGCTGAAGAATATTTTTTATATAACTATGAATCACATAGTTTAGAACAAGGTCAATATGTTATAGCATCTGGTATACATTCACATGCTCAAGGACAAAATGCTATAGCATCAGGAAGTTTTTCACATGCTGAAGGTTCTAGTTCATTAGCATTAGGTATTGCTTCACATGCTGAAGGATTTAGAACATTAGCCTCAGGAATTTATTCACATGCTGAAGGATATCTAACATCAGCATCAGGTATTGCTTCACACGCTGAAGGAGTAGATACTAAAGCAAGAGGGAATTATTCACACGTGGAGGGATTTGATTCTGAAGCAAATGGAGACTTCTCACATGCTGAAGGATTTTTTGCAATAGCCTCAGGTTCATATTCACATGCCGGAGGAGAAGGCACAATAGCCTCAGGCTCATACCAAACAGTAGTAGGTTCGTGGAATGTTCAAAATAATACTGCTTCCAAGTTTATAGTTGGTATTGGAATTTCTTCAAATAGAAAAGACGGATTTACAGTAGATGTTGATGCATCAGCAAGAGGTTCGGTTATGATTCCAACAAATAGTAATGGAAATCCAAATAATCCAAAAGCTGGTTCAATGTATTTTAATCCTACTACAAATATATTGTCTATCTATAATGGTACAGATTGGAAAACGTTTTCTCCAACTAACTAAATATTTAAAGATTAAATACTTTAATTGGGTTTGTCATTTGGCAAACCCTTTTTTATATTAACATAATTTTGAGTATTTTTAAAATTTTTATATATTTATAACATATGGTAACTAGAGTTCCCTTTAGATGGGGAAATGCGAATTTTGCTTGGAACACGAATCCATTTCCAAACCAAAGTAAAAATCCATTTACTTGGAACGATGTTGCTCTATTAATTGAAATAATATCTGGAGGGCCAGGCGGAGCAGCTGAAACTTTAAAAGATAAAAAAAAGAAAAAACGATTTATTACTCTTTGGTGTAAAGTAAATGGATACGATGAAACAAAGCAAACTAAAGAAATAAAAGATATCAAAATAACTGCCCAAGATGTTGAAATGGTAATTAAAGAAGTATTAGGAATAAATGTTAAAATTGATCTATAATGTATAAATTATATACGGATAAAACAGAAATATTTGAATGTAAAGTTAAAATTGATGGTGCTTCACTTTCAAATTCTAAAGCCCGTTTAATCATAGAATCGGAAGATTTAAATTTACTATTTAATGGTAAAATAGATGAATACGGTAATTGCAAAATTCCAATTAAACGACTAAAAGGTATTTTACCTGAAAGTATGAAAGGAGAAATTAAGTTAGAAGTCATAGCAGACGACACATATTTTATTCCTTGGAAATCAGAATTTTCAGTAGATGCATCTAAAAAAGTAGTTGTTGAAGTAAAATCACAGGACGCTGATTTGATTATAGAAAGCGCTCCTAAAGTATCAGTGACGGATGTGAAGAACACAGAGTCCATTGTTACAATCGCTGCTCCAGCTGAATCTACGCCTGATATTAATAAAGTCATTAAGGAACACGTTGTTAATTTAATGAGATTATTATTAAGAGAAGACATAAGTATAGATAACATTGTATTTAAGAAAACCAAAGCAAATTCAATCATTTCAACATATCTTAATTCACAAAAAGTTGAATTAACAGAATCAACTAAAAACCAGATTGTTGAAGGTTTATTAAGCAAACTTTGATTTTAGTAAAATCTTTGTTATATTATACTTGTTATGTCAGGACCATTAGATTTTACTAACCAAAATATAGAAGACACATATCCGCGAGTTTTACAAACCGATGGTACTAATGTTTATGATGGAACAGGTTCATTGTTTACAGTTACAGCTGTAGCAGCCCCAGCGGGTCCAAATCAATCAGTTCAGTTTAATGATGCCGGTGTCACTAGTGGTAGTGGAAATTTTACATTTGATAAAACTACTAATGTTGTATCATTAACTGGTTCTATAAGCGCTGTAAACGGTTTTACAGGCAGTTTACTCGGAACTGCAGCAACTGCATCGAATACTCCTAATGCGCTTGTAACAGGTTCTATAAACGCCAATATATTAACATTTACCAAAGGTGATGGTTCCTCGTTTAATTTAACTGTTGACACAGGTTCAGGTGGAACCCCCACAGATACAGGTAGTTTATTGGTTACTGCTTCGGCAATATTAAACCAAGTTACTTTCACCAAGGGAGATACTTCTCAATTCACCATAACAATTGATACTGGCTCGGGTGGTGGATCTTTCACAGATACAGGTAGTTTATTGGTTACTGCTTCGGCAACATTAAATCAAATCACTTTTACCAAGGGTGACACCTCTCAATTTACTATAACTGTTGATACTGGTTCAGTAACCTCTATAGATACAGGTTCATTTGTAACTACATCTTCTTTTAATAGTTTTACTAGTTCATTTAACAGTTTTACCTCCTCATATAATACAGGTAGTTTTACTGGTTCGTTTACTGGTAGTTTTTATGGGACTGCTTCTTGGGCAAATTCAGCATCTCAATCTATTTCAGCTTCTTATGTTCTAAGTTCATCATATGCAACTAGTGCATCTTTTGTTGAATCAAGTTCATATGCTACAACTGCATCCTTTGTTATAAGTAGTTCTTATGCATTATCCAGTTCGTATGCTCTATCATCAAGTTATGCTTTATCAGCATCATTTGTAGAGTCAAGTAGTTATGCTTTATCTTCTTCATTTGCCTCAACATCTTCATACACCCCCAATGCTGTAATTACTGCATCTGCATTATCAGCAAATACAATCAGATTTCAAAAAGGAAATGGAGATGTATTTGATGTTTCTATTTCTGGTGGGACTGGGGGAGGAGTAGATAATATAGCTTTGTATAGTGCAAATAATGATCAGATCATATTAAAATCAGGTAGTGCTGAGATTGGATCTCCATTAACTGTAAAATTTGCAACATCATCATCAGTTTCAGTTTCATCAAGTTTTGCATCAACAAGTTCATTTTCTATATCAGCTTCGTATGCTTTATCAGCATCAAACGCCCAAAGTGCAAGTTATGCATTATCTAGTTCTTATGCGTTAAGTGCATCTTTTGTAGAAAGTGCAAGTTATGCATTGTCTAGCTCATATGCTTTATCTAGTTCTTTTGCAACATCAGCTTCATTTACTATATCATCTTCTTTTGCTTTATCAGCGAGTTATTCATTGAGTTCATCATATGCACTATCGGCATCTCATGCTGAATCAAGTTCATATGCTTTATCAAGTAGTTATGCTTTAAGTAGTTCATTTGCTACTACAGCTAGTTGGGCAGCAAATGGAGGTGTAACTAGATTAATAGCAGGATCAAATATATCATTATCTCCAACAAATGGTTTAGGTCAAGTTACTATTAGTTCAACTGGGGGAGGAGGTGGGTTTAATACCGCAACTGGATCTTATGGAAGTTTTTATGATACCACCACTCAAACAAATCCAGTAGCTAATATTCCTCGTTCAATGTCTTTTAATACAACAGACATTTCAAATGGGGTATCTATATCTGGATCAACATCTCCATTTAACACCTACATAAAGGTAGAAAATGCTGGAGTTTATGATATACAATTTTCAGCTCAACTTGATAAAACTGATTCTGGAACAGATGAAATATTAATTTGGCTTAGAAAAAACGGTATCGATCTTACTGATACTGCAACAACTATTAGTTTAGTTGGTAATAATGCTAAAAATGTAGCAGCTTGGAATTTCTTTGTTAATGCTGCAGCAAACGATTATTATCAATTAATATGGTACTCACCAGATACTTCTGTAAGATTATTAGCTGAAGTTGCTGGAGGAGGACATCCCGGTATTCCTTCTGTAATATTAACAGTAAATAGAGTAGATCAATTTTTAAGTAATACAGGTTCATTTACTGGTTCATTTACAGGAGAATTAATTGGTACTGCAAGTTGGGCCAACTCAGCTTCAAACGCATTAATATCTCAAACAGCATCCTTTGTAACAGCTTCAAATGTATACGGCCCCTATGGATCTAATTCAATACTAAGTGCTTCATATGCATTAAGTAGTTCTTTTGCAAATTCTTCATCTTATAGCTTATCAAGTAGCTATGCATTAAGTTCAAGTCAGGCAATATCTTCTTCATATGCATTTTCATCAAGCTATACTTTATCAAGTTCATATAGTTTAAGTAGTTCTTACGCTGAAAGTTCTTCATATAGTTTATCTTCAAGTTATGCTTTATCGAGTAGTTATGCTTTGAGCTCAAGCCACGCTAATTCAGCATCATATGCTTTATCGAGTAGTTATGCATTAAGTTCATCTTATGCTTTAAGTTCTAGTTTTGCAACTAGTGCCTCATACGCATTGAGTAGTTCATATGCATTATCTAGTAGTTATGCATTAAGTTCATCATATGCTGAGAGTGCTTCGTATGCTCTAAGTAGCTCATATAGTATAAGTAGTTCATATGCCCTATCATCAAGTTATGCTCTTAGTGCTTCATATGTCTTAAGTAGTTCATATGCCCTATCATCAAGTTATGCTCTTAGTGCTTCATATGTCTTAAGTA